ATCCGTTCCTTTAGTCAACTTTTACGTCCCCAGTCGAAGGGGGATGAACGATTTCGTTCCGAGTCGGCTTACTTGCGCCCTGAATGTATCAGGGTGAACGTTATGTGTTAATATTAACACAGGTATACTATATAGTCAAGTAAAACTGTAAAATGTGATACAGTTTAAAAACCGTCCATATCTTCTATAAGATCTGGACATAGTAAACAACCAACCAGTTCCTTTGCATGGTTGTTATGTTCACACAATTTATTCATCCATATTCTCTCAGATAATTCAACTTCACCATCTGTTGAAATTATACGACAACAAATATCCATAATTTTATTTCGATAATTATTACTTAATGGCATAACTTTCCTCTAGGTTATTAACTATTAATGGTAAAAGACGGTGCTCTGCCTGTTGAACCCTATGAGTTAACGTTTCAATATCATCATCAGAGCAGATTGGAACTACCGACTGGTCTATTATTGTACCAGAATCCAACTCTTCTGTCACGTAATGAACAGTACATCCAGTAGTTTTGTCTCCACTTTCTAATGCTTGTTCAACAGCATTCAATCCCTTATACTTAGGTAACAGAGATGGATGAATATTTATAATTTTATTTGGAAAGGCATTAATAAATTTTGGAGATAGTATTCTCATATATCCTGCAAGGATAATGTAATCAACTCTCCAAGCTTTAAAGAGATCAATCCTCTCATCATCTTGTTTACTCTTAATACGAACATGTGGGATGCCCAATTTCTCTGCTCTTTCTACAGCACCACAGTTCCTTTTGTTATGCACCATCAAAACCACTTCATGGTCAGGGCAGTTGTTGACGATGTTCTCGAAGTTGGTTCCGTTGCCAGAACACATAACACCTAGTCTCATTCTTGTAGTTCGTCTAAACGATAAGTGTATTCAGGTACATCATAAGGACCATTAAGTTTCTTTTGATAATCTCTTTCATCAAGAACTTCATTGATTATCTCTTTGAGTTCTTTCTTGAGTTGAGGTTCAATCAAAGGTAATGGTGTGGGATTGAATGGTGGATAGATTGGATTACCATCATCATCATGAGGATATACATTATCCTTACATCCTTCAACTGCTTCACCACTCATTCCTTGAGTGTCAATTTTTTCACTCATAATGGTTTGCCATCCTTATCAAGCAAACCCATCTTCTTTACTTGAGATAGATTAGATCGTTCTTTCTTTTTTAACTTCTTATATTCTTTTATAATTTTATCAATTTCAGCCTGAGATACATTAACCTTTAACTCTTGTCCTTTAAAACCCTTTCCTTCTTGTTCTATGTAATCATTGATCCCATTTTGAATCTCAGCTTCTAGAATCTCATTGATTTGGTCTTTAAGTTCATCACTCATTTTCTTTTTTTCACCTTCTTAGTTGGTGATTTATATTTCCACATACCAGGATTAACAGTTCCATGACCATAATCAATCTTCTGAACACAATCTTTACCATACCTATCATAATACATATCAAAAACATTAACCATCTTAGCAGAACGAGTAACATCTAAATGTTCTTTACCATCTACCACATAAGTAACATTGAATGCATCACTAGGAAAATTTCTATCATCAGATTTTTGTAAAGTAGTTTTCTCTAGAATAATCTCACAAGAGTATATTGATGGATCAAACTTTTTCTCTGGTTTATTAGGTGCTTCAGCCACTGGTTTCTCTGTTGTGGAGGGTGCTTTACCCACTGGTGCAGTCATGATCTACCACCCCAAGTAATATCTGGATATGCTTCCTTTACCATCTCATATGTAACGGCATACTTATCAGACAATCTCTTATCTTTTACAAGAATTATAATATCTGCTTCACCTGGATGTAACCCCTCAAGCATCTGAATAAACATTGTCTCACGTCTAATACCATTCAGAGTATCATTACCACCTTTCACAAAGTTATAAAGATACTTCTGCTCCTTGCGAAGTGAAGTATGATCCGTTCCCTCTGGGACATCGTTAGGAGTGTAAGGAACATCTCCTTCAGGCATCATTGATTGAACTGTCTCATCAAAGTTCCATATAAGAACAGACACCAATCCAGGATTGCGATGTTCTTTAAGTGCTTCTATCTTTGCAACTTTAGATCTTTGCTTTGTTACATAATCTAAAATCTCATGGACAAATGGATTAGGTGGTAGTTCTAGTTTCTTAGTTCTCTTCTTAGGAGACTTTGCTACAACAGTGCTACTCTTCCTCGTCGTTTTCGGTGTCTGTGTCATAATTGTTTTCAATTCTTAGGGCTAAAATTTCGTCAGGAACTAATTGTCCATTGGCATCAAACATTTCTGGATGAGTGTATACCACTTGAGGAGTAGTTTCATATGAATGCTGTCTTGCCATCCATCCTATCATACCTCCTACCA